TCAGCGGACAAGAAGGATGCCGTCATCAACAATGTGACTGGCGGCCGAATTCGGTACATGCAGATCGGCGTTGAACTCGGACACACGTGTAATCGAGACGTCTGCGTGCACGCCCGACCCTTCCTGCAAAGCCCAACCAAACATGGGTGACAAAAAATGATCAGGTGTCTCGTCGGTGACGATGACCTTCAGATCCCAGTCGCTCTGCTCTGTCGCCTCCCCGCGGGCTCGGCTGCCATGCAGAATGACCTCGATCGGGTCACAGGCGGTCTCGATGCGCGCAAGAAGTGTTTTCAGCTCCGGAAATTTGTCCGGATCCGCCACCCTGCCGCCCAGGCTCTGCTCGATCGCACCCATTAAGATCCCAACTAAAACATCCGGTCGTAAGATAGCTTATCCCCCGGATGGTTTCCATAGAGTTCTGGGCTGCCCTGGCAGCCCGCAATCCCCTCACTCCACCACTGCCCGAAAGCTCGCCTCCGCCACGAACAGCCCGGCCTTCACCTCGCGTCGGCTCACCGTCCGGCGGTGCCGGACGTTCACCAGCCGAAACCCGTCCAGCCCCTCCGGCAGCCCACCGGCGACCCGGCGAGCCTCGGCGATCAGCTCTTCTGCCTCCCGTCGCGACACCGCGCTCCAGGCCTCCAGCGTCAGCAGAATCTCGGCCACTTCAGCCTCGCCGGTCGAATAATCCCGCGCCTCGACCGATCCCACCACCAGCGCCGGAAAGAGTTGCGGCCGAACCGTCCGATCTGTGATCCCTTGCGGTCCGAGCACTGCCATCAGTGTCGCATCTGCCTTCACCGCCTGTTGAAGCGCTGCCAGCAAGGCATTGACTGCGTTCGTCATCTGGACTTTCCTTCATCCTCGGCCAACCCGAAAGCCGGTGCTTGGGCATTGCGCACGGCACGGCTGACATCAGCCCCGGTCACCCGCTCCGCACCCCCCTTTGGCACCACGCCGTCGGCCCTCCTCAGGTCGTCCCGATGCTCTCCAGCCCGCCGCGCCAACCGGTCCGCCAGCGCCCGCTGCAGCATTTCGCCCAGCCGCGCGCCTGTCGCCTCGAGCAAAGTCCTGTGTCTCGATCCGCCGCTCATCCCGCCACCTCGCAACAGAGCGCCAGCCGGAACCGCCCGCTTTCGTCGGGATCGCGCACCGCTTCGATCTCGAAGAACCGCGTCCCTTTTCGAAATCGCTGTCCGGCGGTCAGATCCCCGCGTGCCCTCACCGTCACATGATGCGTCACGGTCGAAACGAGCCCCGGCCCCTTCTCCTCGGGGCCGAAACTGCGCGGCTCGATCAGCGCCCACACCCGCGCGACCTCGACGAAGCCGGTCACCGTGCCGCCCTGCCCGTCCTCGACCGCATCAGGCCGTTCAAGCCCCAGCCGCGCCGTTAGCCGGCCGGCATCAATGTCGATGAGAGCCATGGTCAAAGCCCCCGCCGGCAGAAAGGCGCGATCAACCTGTCGTATCCCGGCGGCACCACGGCCGGTTGCGCATCCGGTGCCACCACGCCGCGGGCTGCATACATCGCCGCCACATGCAGCAGCATCGCCCGCTTCAGCGTCTCCGGAACATCCGCGCCACTCTCACCGAAGCCAGCCGTAAACTCGACCTCGATGCCGTTCAACGCCCGCCTCGGCTGCGGAACGTCCCGCAGCCAGAGCCGCGCCGGCCGCGCCTGTCCGTCGAGCAGATGCCCGTCGAGATCGACCGCCCGCGGCACGCCCTCGCCACCATAGACGGTCACCGAAGTCACCGCCCTGACCGGCCCGCGCGGGATCGTCACGATCCCATCCCCCGGCCAGTCATCGAGACAAAGCCGAAAGTCCCGCGCTGCCAGCACCAGCCCCGTCTCCCGCTCCAGATGCTCGCGCGCAACGGTGGCGAGGGCCAAGAGAAGGTCATCCTCGTCTTGCGTATCCAGCCGCAAATGCGCCCGCATCTCGACAAGCGTCAGCGGCTCCACCAGGGGCGGAGTGAGTTCGATGATCGTCATCGGGTGTCCTTCAGTTTGAGAATACGCTGAGATCTAAGGTGGCAGCCCCTCATCCGCCCTTCGGGCACCTTCTCCCCGTGAACGGGGAGAAGGAGACGCCGCCGCCAGCCGCATTCGCCCTTCTCCCCGCCTGCGGGGAGAAGGTGGCGGCAGCCGGATGAGGGGCATCAGTCAACTTCGGACGTATAGGGGGCCTCGCCCCTCACGCCGAAAACTTCACCAGCTTGATCGCTTCGAAATCCTGCACGCCGCCGCCGACGCGCTTCGTCGTGTAGAACAGTACATACGGCTTGGCCGAATAGGGATCGCGCAGCACCCGCACACCCACCCGGTCGACCACCAGATAGCCCGCGCGAAAATCACCAAAGGCGATTGCCGTCGCATTGGCCGCGATCTCCGGCATGTCTTCGGATTCGGCGACCGGGAAGCCCATCAGCGAGGCGGGATCGCCGGCCCGCGCCGGCGGTGCCCAGAGATAGTTGCCGTCGGCGTCCTTCAGCTTGCGCACGGCGCCCTGGCTGCGGCGGCTCATCACGAAGGTGCCGTTCTGGCGGTGTCCCGCTTTCAGCGCATAGACCGCGTTGATCAGAACGTCGGAGGCGCCGCTTGCCGCGAAAGCCCCCGCCGCCCCGGTCGGGATGGTGCCGATCTTGCCCCATTCCCAAGCCCCGTCGTCGACCTGATCATAGGCGAGGAACCCCTTCGGCTTCAGAAGCCCGTCGCCCGAAACGAAGGCCTCGCCCTCCTGTTCGGCAAAGGCGATGTCGACTTCGGCGGTAATCCAGGCCTCGATGTCGACGGCCGCATCGTCGAGCAGCGCTTGCGTCGCCGCCGGCATGGCATAGAGCTCCATGGTCGGGAAGGCGAGTTCGGACAGTTCCGGCGTGCCGGTCTGCGTGCGCGCCGCCGTCTCCGCCACCCAGCCAGAGGCGAAACCCGCCGCGGCAAAGGGCTTCTTCAACACCGCACCAGACACCTGCCGCACCGTTGCCAGAGACCGGATCGGCGAGATCACCCGCAGCCGGCGGCCGATCTCCTCGTCCAACTGCGGCGGCACCAGATAGCCACCATCGCCGGAAACGCCGGCCGAAAGTGCCTTCTGGTCGAGGTCGCGCAGCGCCTGGTCGTCGCCGCGGCGCACATAGGCCTCGAAAGCCGCCTTGTGGTCAGACATTGCGGTCTCGTCCCGCCCGGACCGTTCCAACGCCGGGCGGCGCTTCTTCAGCACCAGCTCGTCGATCAGCCGGCTCTGGTCGTCGATCGCCTTGTTGATCCGCTCCACCTTGTCGCGTGTCACGACATCGCTTGTCAGCTTTTCCTCGATCTCGCCCAGCCGCTCGTCATTCGCCTCCTTGAAGGCCTCGAAGGCCGTCATGAATTCGGCGAATGCCGATGTCACCGTATCGGGTGCCGCCTTCACTTCCGGCGCGAGCTTCGCCGCCCTGCCGGTCGCGGGCCGCCGCCCCTTTCCGCCGGGCACCACCTTGCCCACCTCGCCCGTCCTGCGCTCACCTGCCGTCATCGCGTCTTCCATCTCGCTCATCCTTTCATGAAGTGATTGTTCGCCATCGACCGGGCCGCACGGCGCATCAGCCGGACGAGCTCGGTTTCCCTGTCGCGGTAGAACCGCTGATGCTTGACATTCGAGACCCTGGCCGTCGGCAGCATGGGAAAGGTCACCACCGAGATCTCCCAGAGATCCGCCTCCAGAACGCGCCGGACGCCGGTTTTGCGATCGGCCTTCACCTTCACCGCGCGAAAGCCGATGGAGAGCCCGTCCAGAGCCCCCGCCTTCATCAGCGCATGCACCTCGCGGGCTCGCGCCACATCGGTCGCAAGCTTGCCCTCGACATAAAGCCCCCGCTCGTCCTCGCGGATGACCAGCCAGCGGCCGATCACCTCGGCCGGATCATGCTGGAAGAGCATGCGCACCCCGCCTGCCCCGCGCTTGGTGAGCGAAGCGGCGAATGCCCCGGGCTCGATCGCATCGCGGCCGAGATCCACCTCGCCGAACAGGCTCGCATAGCCCGAAAACCGCCCGTCCCCGCCGACACCCTTCAGCGTCAACCCGGCATAGCGAAACCGCGGCGCGCCTGCCGTTTCCAAAGCCTGCATGGCTCGTCTCCTCGTGATGTTGATTGTGTCGGCGCCTCCACCTCCCCCTTGAGGGGGAAGGTCGCCGTAAAGCGGCTGGTGGGGGTGACCACGCTCGACCGCTGCGAATTCTCGTGAGGCAGTCGCCCCTCCCCGGAGCTTCGCTCCGACCCCCCACTCAAGGGGACGGTGGAGACCCACCCACCTTGTCCCCGCCCGGCCCGTCAGTCGCACCAGCACCCCAACCCCCACCAGGCGGTAAAGGACGCCAGCGTCGCGCCCGCCAGCATGATCTCCGCCGGTGACAGCCGCGCCTCGATTCCGAGCTGGCCGGCGCCCCAGACACCCGTCGGCCCGCCGAAAATCAGCCCGCAGGCGAGCCCGGTCAGGAAGCGCACCGCCGCCTCGCGACGATGTTTGGGAAGCAGATAGACGAGCGAGATCGCCGAGCCCGCGACAGCACCGATCAGACGCGCGGAGGTCACTCCGCCGTCATGGCCGAAATCAGTCATTTGTTCATCTTTCGCGATTAGCTTTTGGATGAGCGCCGGCCGGAACGATCCCGCCGAACCAGGCTGCGGCCGGCGCTTCTTTTCCTTTTCCGAGTCAATCCAGGGCTTCACGCGTCGGGTGAAGTGGGAGCGAATTGCCGAGTCCGCAGAATCGCTTGGCGGCAAAAGTTCACGGATCGATTCCGGAGGTTGAGAGTACGGATGAAGCCGCTGCACCTCCTGCACTGCCTGCAGTCAAAACCGCATCGTCCGAAAGGTCAGCGACACCCGCCGCTGCCGCATCACCCGCATCCCGTCGATCACGTCCGATCGGCGCGCCGGGATCCCATGCGTCCAGTCACTCCGCGCCGGCCCTCGCAGCAGCAGCAAAGAGCGCGGCGGCAAAATCGCCGCCCGCCTCTCTCCGCTTTCAAGACAACCAAACCGCATCTCACAGGCCGAGAGCAGACTGAGCGAAGCGACCACTTCGCCAAAACAGGGCTCGCAATCGACATGCGCGCTGATCCCCTGACCGGGGAGATATTCGTTGGCAATCACCTGGTCCGGCACGGCGGCGAAACGCCCTTCCGCCACCAGTTGCTCCGCCAGTGCCTGAAGCGCCTCCGGCAGCGGCCCGATCCGGCTGTCCACCGTGGCGCTCCTCGCCCGGTAGTCATAGCGATAACCGAAATGCCGCACCCGCCGCTTCATCTCGCCACTCCAGTCATCGGCATCGAGGAAAGCGATGAGCGCCGTCTCGTGCACCGGCGTGATCCAGTCTGTGATGAGAATGGCGCCAACTGAGAGGTGAGATTGAGTCTCCATTGGCACACCAAGTCAACTCAAGTTGCTGGATATCTGTCGGAGGCCAAACGGATAGAGCCCAACAACCTCGGGGTGCAAGTCCTCTCGCTCTCCGAGTTCTGTAATGACGACGATTTCGTAGATAGACACCGTTTGAAACTGTATGGCTTCATCCAGTCCAGTGTATTGCGCCACTATCACGATGACTTTCTTGTCATGTGACTTTACACTCCCAAGACTTGGCGTGATGAAGTAAGCAGGTGATCTTGGTGACTTCAGCACATGCGTCTGGCCGGGACCAAGTGTTATCTGTTGCGAAAAGCGCAAGCCAACCTTTTTCTCATCGGTCTCGAGGAAATCTCGCGCCCCTACTTCCGCCAAAACTCTATCCCCATCGGAGGTTACAGTTACATTGACGGGAACTTTGTCGCACTCCTTGAAGCGCGAAACACAGCCTATCACCCACCTCACGTTCTGCGCAGGCTGCCTGCCGAAATTTTGGATCGAAAACTGAGGAATAGCTCCGTATTGGGTGTAGTCAGTTGGATTACTGGCCTCATCCGAGTATTGCATCGGCCACAGAGTCATAAACTTCGCATCATTGAACAACAGCCAAGGGCGTTGATCATCTCGCATGATACGATTGGCTTCACGAGCTTGCGCAGTGGACCGAATTGCTGCGCGAGTTGTTAGACGCGCCTCACGCAGCGTGGCGTAAACAAACCAGATTGCGACACAGCTTGCGGCTGTTGCGGCGGAACTAATGATGACCATCAGCCACTGCGCAATTGTGTCTTCCGTCTTGACCAACTGTCTGGCCCATTGCAGCCATTCCGGGTCTATAAACCCGCTGGTGGCGAGACCCGGGAGCTCTGTGGTGACTTGCGCAGCGCTCTGGTATTCCGGAAAGCTTTGAGAGCGCGTTACCGGAGCCAGCATCACGACCGCAGCCACTATCAAGCGAACGACGAATCTAATTCCTAATCGTGGGACGCCCTGATTCCTGAACACCGCTTCCGTTATTCCTTGTGTTCACAAATGAATTTTACTCATTACGTGTGTCGGGGCCGCATTCGTCAATACATGCAATACAGAGGTTACCCACAATTTTAGACAAGAGCGACCGGTCAGCGCTTGCGGCCCTCAATACCCCACAGCCTCCCGCTTCTCCCCGTCCGTCAAGAAGCCAGCCGCCCCCACCCGCGCCCAGAGCGCGTCGCGTTCCGCCGAAAGCCCCGCCACCGTATCGAGATCCGGTACCAGCTTCAGCTCCTCGCCCGTCAGATCGCCGAGAAAGCCCGAGAACGAAGCACCCGTCCGTGTCACCAGGGGCAGCACGGTCAGGCGATAAAAGGCGCGGTTGGCCTCCTGATAATTCGCATAGGTGTTGTCGCCGGGAATGCCGAGCAGCATGGGCGGCACGCCGAAGGCGAGCGCGATGTCGCGGGCAGCACCGTTCTTCGCCTCGACGAAATCCATGTCCTTCGGCGACAGCCCCATCGACTTCCAGTCGAGGCCGCCCTCCAAGAGCAGCGGTCGGCCCGCCCGCATCGGGCCTGAGTAACCCTCGTCGAGTTCGACCTTCAGCCGCTGATACTGGTCGGTGGAGAGATTGCCGCCTTCTTTCGGCTGATAGACCAGGGCGCCGGATGGCCGTGCCGAATTGTCGAGCAGCGCCTTGTTCCAGCGCCCCGCCGCATTGTGCAGATCGAGCGCAACTTGCGCTGCCGCGAGCGGCGCAAAACCCTCGTGGTCGTCGAGCGGATGGAACAGCTTCACATGCAGCAACCCATCCAGCGCAATTCGCCGCGCCCGGGTGCCAGCGCGGTATTCATAGGCCGACGGCCAGCCGTCCGCCCCGGTCACCACGCTCACCCGGTCCGGCCGCAAGAGATGCAGTTCGGCCGTCCGGGCCGTCGCCTGCAGCCCCGCCCCGATCGCCTCGACATAGGCATTGCCCGAGAGCAGCAGCTGGCCATAGAGCGCTTCGAGAAAATCCGCCCCCGTCATCGTCCCGTTCGGCCGTGCGAGAAGGACAAGCGCCGGATGCTCCGGCCGCTCCGTCTCGCGCCGATAGGCGAGAAAACCAATGCTGGCGGCCGCCTCCGAGACCATGCGCACGCAGCGATGCGCGACCGGGTTCTTCATGAAGCCTTCCCGCGCCAGCGCCGCATAATTGCGCCCCGTCCAGCGCGCCTCGCCCTCGCCCGATATCAGCGAAAGCGCCGTCCCGGGACGGGGATGTAGCGCCTTTTCGTCGGGCACAGGGGGACGATCCGAGGCTTGAGCCCAGGGCATGCGGAAGGGGAGTTTCATGGGGGTGTCCTCTGGAATGGATGTCGATGCACGGGCAGCGCGGCCATGCTCGTCAAAACACCAATCTTGCGCTATATTCGCTTTATGAGTTCAAACAAGAAAATCAGCCTAGATGACGAGAGGCGGAAGCAGGATAGCCGCAACGGCGCGGTCGCGTCTTCTGAAGGCGTCGCCCTGAAGACCGCAAAGCCGATTGCAGCCAAGCCGGATCTCGACGATTTCGTCGCCGATCTGCTCGTTACCGACAAGATCATCCTGGACCATTTGGCCAAGTGA